GCTGACCAACCAAAGAAAATCCGCCCGGTTTACTCCGTAGACGACAGATTTCTACATCTCGAAAAGATGCTGGTCACACCCCTTCTCGCACAAATGCGCAACCCTGAATGCTGCGTCGCCCATGGATTAGAAACCTTCCGAGGCTCAATGTCACTACTAGACAGAACCTTTCTTTCTTTCCTTTGTTTTATTTCTCTCGACTGGTCCCAATTTGACCAACGACTTCCCTATTATGTTATCGTCGCTTTTTTCTTCGATTTCATTGCCGGATTACTTATCGTGTCCCAAGGTTACATGCCTACGCGCTCATACCCTGACACCGCCCCCCCAGACTATCGCACCTTCGCCATAAAGATATTCAATTCACTTCGATTTCTTCTAATATGGTATTTGTCCATGTCATTTCTCTCTTTTGATGGTTTTTCCTTTATTCGAAACCACGGTGGAGTCCCCTCCGGGTTGCTTAACACGCAGTCCCTCGACTCTTTCGGAAATATGTACATCATGGTTGATTGTTTACTGGAATTCGGATTTACCAAGGAAGAATGCCACCAGATGCTCTTTTGCGTCCTCGGAGACGACAACCTCGTTTTCATGCGACAAAATTTCGAACGCATCGTCCAATTTATGGTATTCCTCGAGAATTACGCAACCACTCGCCACGGCATGGTACTTTCATTAACTAAATCAGTTTTCAGCACACTACGATCGAAAATCACTTTTCTGTCATACGAAAACACTTTTGGAATGCCCACTCGCCCAATTGGCAAATTAGTCGCTCAACTAGTCTACCCCGAACGCCCGATCCCTTCTAAGCGAAGATGGATCCACGCCGCTCGCGCTCTCGGACTATCATATGCATCCTGTGGACAAGATCCCCTCTTCCACCTCTGCTGCAGAATGATTTACGACAAGTTTAGACCTGACCAACCCGTTGCATCTCACCACATCGAAAAAGTTTTCAAGAAATGGAAATTCCAACTTCCTGAATTCGATATCGAATCCGTGACTTATACGTTCCCAGATTTCCCAAGTCTACTCGACATCCGTCGACAAGTAAAGACCTATCATGGTCCTTTATCAGAGACAGACAAATGGAATGAAAACGTATTCACCGTCCCCCCCAGTGATAATCTAACTGATTACATTACCTTGAAAGATTTTATCGACTCCGATGAAAAGCTCTCCACCATCGTTAACGACTTTTGGAATGGTACTAGATCCTTTTGATTTTCCACTCAATATACTTTTCTTTTGTATTTATGACA